CCAGACCAATAGTCATCCAAAGGATTGCGCACGTAGCGGTAGTCCTTGGTGGTTGGAAGACCCATGGTTTTGCCATAGTGGTAAAAGCAAATCTTGGAAAAAGTGGTCTTCATGACAGAAGAGCCACCTGCAATGAGTACCCCAAAGGGTTCAATGCGATCCTTGCTAGCATCATTGGTGGTGATGAGAGATGCCTTGAGTAGCTTCATCTCATTCAACACCTGCGTTGCCATTTGCTTTTCGCGCGGACCAAGGATGGCCATCACTTTGACGATTGAATCGCCTTTTTCGATGACATCCTCAAGCTCATTCTGATACTGGAAGATGGTAAAACCATGGGGATCTGGATTCCCCAGGCACATCGACCATGTCTTGAGCTTTTGGCACTCAACAAGCCACTGCTCGTGGTTCTTGCCAGAGTGAAACATTGGCTGGATGCTTCCCATCTGGTAGGATTGGATTCCGCGCTCGCAGATGAACACCATTGACTCTAAACAGAGATAGGCGAAATCAGCGGATTTCCATGCAGAGCGATCTTTGGCATGATCGCACATACCACGAAGTCGGACAGGTTCGACTTTCATTCCGATCGAATCGAAAAGTGAATGTCCGAGTGCGAACAGCATGAAACAGTGGAGCTTCTCAGCAAGAACCGAATGCTTGAAAGCATCGTAATTGCCGAGAATTTCTTGCACGCCAGCGAACATGGATGTCGTGGCTTGCAACTCTTCACCGAAGAACCATTTGAGCCCCAGAGTGAGACTGGTGCGGATGTAGGCAACACTGAGAGAGCCACGAGTGCGAAGTTTGGCGTAAACGCCAATCGCTCCCATGACTTCAAGTCGAGTGGTGGATTTGCCCAACATGTAGAGCAGCACAAGACAATCTTCTGCCAATTTGACATAAAAGTCAATGTGCTCATTCTTGGTCCATTTCATTGCTTCCGAGATGGCTGGACCCATACCAAGAGATTGTGTTTTCATCTTGGTGTAGGCTTCATATTTTTCCCATGCAATCTCTGTGGCTTTGAGCCACTCAGCATCTGTGAATTGTGCTGGTGCAACGACTTCTTTCTCGGTAATGGCCACGTGCGAATAAACGCTTGAGCCACCAAGTAGACCATGTCCACGTGACACTTGAATCGTGTCCCATTGATGGATATTGTGGTCAAAGAGCGTTGTGTTGTAGCTGTATGGAATACTCAATCCATTGTGTGAAAGGTGCACTTTACCAAGCACGAGGACATCATTGCAGAAGTCATAAAGCTCGTGGGTGCGCATCGCTGTGCATGAGCGACCTGCAATGTACACCGTAACAGGTGAGATACGTACGCAAGGTGCAACATATGGCTTAGAAGCCATGGTGTCAAGCGTTTGAACGATACTAGTAGCACTAGTTACGAATACCTTGTTGGGCGTTCGTTTGAATGGATTTGGGAAGAAACTCTTCTTCGATTGCTTTGGGGTTTGGCAAGTCTTAAGCGCTGATGCTGCTTGCATTTGGGGGGAAATTTCTGCGTCGGTGTTAACAGCTGGCGGGGTCGACATCTTGGCATGATTTTGGAGGACAGTTAGCTGCTCCTACTTCTCGGGGGTTACACTGTTGAGTTAAGACAGCGTCGTACTTCTCTGAGACAAGTTTGTGCACATATGAGTGACTAACGGGAGATGTAAGTGTGGTAGCAGTAATGAGCTGCTCATGGGGGTGCAACACATGGGTTGCGTGGCAGATCAACCAACATCCGAACGGCGGATGTTGAAACGTCGGCAACTTTATTTCTCGGGAAAAGTCCTAGACATACAGGAAAACCCTTTACATTGACGCCATATACAGAGGCATTTTCATCTCTTGAACGAGGGGTGGGACCAGTTGCTCCTCCTCATTTAGCTATCCCAGGGGACACACAACTTCAACAAATTTCCCAATCAAATTTGAAGTGTGCTTGCTAACTAACACTAATTGAACGAAACATGAACGTGATAAATTTTGTAGTATGTTTTTAATCTTAGACGTGAGCTTACGAAACCTTGGTCGATATCATAGTTCTGGCCATAACAATGGTTGGCACTGTGAACTGAACACGAGGGGTCAGTAATAACTGAAAGAAAGATCATACATACAAAAATCAGAGGTTTATGAACGAATCAAAAGTGATGTATCAAGAAATGCATAAACGCATGCTATTTTATGTGTTTTTGTGCGCCGGTATTACCCGGGCGCTTAATAAATGAATGTGTAATGAATAATATAGAACAAATAGGTGATTTGATATAGGAGTTTACTCTCCAGTAGAAAAGACGCCTTTGTCGAGGCTGTTGAACAACTCGCGCGAAGCATATAGCTTCAACGCGAGCGTTCTAGCTAAGACTGCAGGAAGGGGGTTACCCTTCCT